GGCCACTACGAAGACTTCGCCCGTCACGACAAGGTCAACAAGATGCTGGACAACTTCAGGCCAACCCCTGAGTTGTTCGGAACCCCAGCCAACTCAATGGTCAGGGAAATCTTCGTTGTACTCTGCGGACACGATCCGCTTTGCTGAATTACAGGCAGCGTGACTTACCATCACGCTGCCGTGGCACCAAGAGACACCTCCACGTGGTGGTGCTGGCACTCGCAGTCGCAAGACGTAAGCCGACTAAGTCTCGATTCACTTCCCCAAGAGGAGAGAGAGATATGTTCAACGTGATCAAACGATGGGTAACCGCTGCTGATCCTGTTCACTTCGCCGGATGGTGTGGTGAATCAAGGACGCCCGTGCTTAACAAACAGTTAACGCACTTTGGCGGAACTAACGGAGATCTTAAGGTCATTGAGTTTTGTGACGAAGTGTTTGGAACCAACCTCGCCGGAATACTCCATCGACGCTGCAAGCGTCACGAGATGGATTATATGGCTGGGCATGGTGGAAAAGCCGAGTTCGTCGAAGAAAGCAACGCCGCCTTCGCAGACATATGCGAAGAAGCTTGCAAGAAACTCAAACGACACGGGATCACCGTGGTAGACGAGTACGGATGCCCATTCCTTGAGTACCACTGCGAATAGTCTCAAGTGACCTGCCCCATGTGTCGATACATGGGGTAGGGATGACACCAAAGAGCAGCCTCCCCGTGGCGGTGTTGGACGGCCTGAGAGCCGAGAACAGATGCTCATCACTTCCCCAGAAGGAGAGAAGCTATGACTAACGTCGTGAGATCGAAGCCCTACATGGGTGCTGAATCTGAGCCTGTGGATGCGGAACACCGCATTCCCATGCGGCACAACTTCACCAAGATCCTGATCATGGTCGCCAACTACTACGGTATTGGCGACACAGTTGAGGAGGCCAAGGCCGAACTCAAGAAGATCAGGGGGCGAGCCTTGAAGGCCAAGGAGGCCCAAGTCTGGTGGGTTGTGTCCGAGGACACATATGTCAGCGACATTGACGGGACGCTGTCTTACCCACGGGTGGGCAGCAAGCCCTTCGAGATCAACCGGATTGACGGAAAGTAGCGGAGGGGGGGCGTGGCTACCATCACGCCCCCCAATGGCACCACGAAGCAGCCTCCCCGTGGCGGTGCTGGATAACCAACGAATGCTTCTGTTTCACTTCCCTTCACAAAGGAGAGACCTCAGATGCAAGACTTGAACAGGGAATCGCTTGAGGAACTGACAGGAGATCGCGTGTGGGACACGAAGGAACTCCAAGAGGACTTCGTCGTGAGGCAGTTCGCTGCCCCATTCGTCGTGGTCATGAGGAAGGTCGACAAGGTGATCGGCTCCCTCGAGTTTCAACACTCCCCACGCTTCTACTTCAGCTTCGAGCCGACCCAAGAGAAAGTTTCAAACTGAGGAGAAACACGTAAAGTCCTCTGCCTAATGTGTCGATACATAGGGTAGAGGCGAGAGATGAGTGCAGGGGGTGGCGAGTTGATTGCCACCCCCTGCACTCTCTTCTCACCAACACAACAAAAGGATGAGTGGGCGATGATCGGCACACCGGCTCGGCTTAGCGGCTGAGACGTAGTGGCTGAATAAGCCTTGGCACAAGGAGGCTAAGGCGAAGGCGGCACATGCAGAGGCCAATCGGCTGAGTGTGTGTTACGTCGGCAGCTTGATTGACTACTTGTGTGGTCGAGCTTGCGGGTAAATCTAAGTCCCGCCTACATTCCGGTGTGCCGTTCATCGCTCACTCACCTATGACACCAAGAGAGCCGCCTTCACGCGGCGGTGTTGTTGCGGTCACGCTGACCAACCGAGGCTCTCAACAAGACACGCCAGTAATCGCTGGCACCTGTTGGGGGGGCAGGTTATCTCCCCCACCACTCTCGAAAGGAGAGAACTATGAAGACTGGAAGAAGTATCTCTGAATTGGCACAGGAAGTTCGCGAAATCCGTGATTACGGAAAGGACTTCTCTGTGGACACACGAGCGATGGAGTCCTTCGACGCAGTGACCTCAACAGATGTCAAGTTTCTACTTGGCGGTGTTGATCAACCACACGCGGCGACCGATCTTGCCCACGGGCAGATTGCTGCGGCGGCGAAGATTCCAAAGGCGTACTACGACAGGATGCGGGGCGAATGCCCCCGTCTGCTCGCCTCGAACATCAACCACTGGTGGACCGAAGGCGATCCAAAGAAGCGTCTTGTTCGGACTGATTCGAGAGACAACTCGATCCGTGCGTTTCTCAGCGACCGCTACCGTCCTCTGGACAACTTCGAACTGATGTCGGCAGTAATGCCGCAGTTCGAGAACAGCAATCTTGAAATGAAGTCGTGCGAGCTAACCGAGAGTCGCCTCTACCTCAAGGCAGTAAGCCCGAGGTTGACTGGCGATGTCGCGGTTGGCGACACGGTTCAGGGCGGGATTGTTGTGTCCAACAGCGAGGTCGGACAGGGGTCCCTGAGGATTGACGAGTTCCTTTACAGGCTCGTCTGCACCAACGGGATGACTCAAGAAACCTCAGTCCGCAAGACTCACTTGGGACGTAGCACGGGGGTCGACTCGGTCGACTCCGCTAGTGAGTTCTACAAGGACGAAACCCGCAAGCTGGATGACGCAGCTTTCTGGGCCAAGATCAGGGACGCTGTTGAGGCGATCTTCGACGCCAAGCGTTGGGAAGAACGGCTTGACCAGCTTCGTGAGACCACCGAACGTCGCATTGAGGGAGACATCCCCCAAGCCGTTGAGGTTGTCCAGAGACGTTTCGCGATGTCCGACGAAGAGACATCCGACGTACTCAACAACCTGATCAGGGGCGGCGATTCCTTGACACAGTGGGGGCTGGCCAACGCCATCACCCGCGCTGCCGAGAATAGGTCGTCTTACGACAGAGCCACTGAGTTCGAGCAATTCGGTGGTCGGCTGATCAACCTGAAACCCAGCGAGTGGAATCAGATTGCCACGGCTGCGTAACCACTCTTCACGCCCCCGCAAGGGGGTAGGCATCACGGGACAGCCGCCACGAGGCGATGCTGGATAGCCAACAAATGTCCCAGATCACATCTCTACAATCACGATTGAAAGGAGACGATGTGCCAAGCTTTGAAGGAGTCAAAGCTCTACATGACCACGAGGAGTTCATGCTCGTGCGTGGTTGGAACTGGGATGGGTACAAGGAAAGGTACACATCCCTCGGACTCACTGAACTTGAGGCACTGGCGATTTACGAATCAGACGTAACAGAGCTTGTGTCTCTCAGAAAGGAGAAGACGAATGGCGAAAATAGTTGATGACAGCCTTCTGGTGTCAAACCGAGGCCGCACTCACCAATACCCTTGGACTGAGTGGACCGATGGAAAGACGTGGGAAGTCACAAAGGGCGAAGACTTCGAGTGTACGCTCAACAGCTTCCGTAACGGACTGTATTCCATCGCGAAGACTCTCGGGCTGAAGGTCACTTCGATGACCATGCCAAGCGAGGGCAGTATCAGATTTCGCTTTGTCGACCTCGACGGCTCTGACGAGTACGAAGAGGACCTTGACGAGTAATGAGTCTGGGGCAGGGGGCGAGCCTAACGGCCCCCCTGTCCACTCGCCTATCAATGTTCTTACCAAGAAAGGAGACAGTTATGGCGAAAAAGGTGATGTCTTTCTTCAGTGGGACCAAAGGCCCCGAACATGGGAACTGCAAGTACCCATGGGACACTTGGGCTGACGGGAACATCTGGGAAGCCGTCAAGGGTGCTGACTTCGACTGCGAGCTTAGCTCGTTTCGAGGTCTTCTTCACTCACACGCCTCACGTTCTGGAATCAAGGTCCAGCTTCAGACGCTCACCCGTCTGGGGAAAGTGAGGTTCAGGTTCTACAACCCCGCCTTGGAGTCCTCGGAGACTGATGCGGTGGTTGGCCAGCCTGACACAAGTGAGTCGACGGAGACTCCGGTCGAGGCCAACTCTTCGGATGGCTTCACTACCATCACTCCGGCCCCTTGGGGGGCTGTCGAGATTCAGTAGGATCTCGGGGGCGTCGCTAGCCGACAGGCGGCGGCGTCCACTTCACTTCTCACTACCACGAAAGGAGATGCCCATGAAACTGGGTGACGAAAAGGTGATAGACCACAGCGACGCGGTGAGCCTCTTTGGTGGGGTCATCTGCACTGCGGTCTACAACCCATCCGTGATTTCAGGAGCGAAGGAGAGGGCTGAGGAACTTACCGTTTCAGACGCCCCTACTGCCGCAAAGAACGACTTCGAGGCTATTGCCGAGTTGTTCGTGCAGACCCTCGCCAAAAACATGGACGGTGAAAATCCGATAACCGTGGGAATGTTTGTCGACAGGGTCGGCTGCTTGCTGAACCACGACAGGGTTTCCAAGGTCCTTGACGACCCCAAGTCAGTCAGGACCTTGGACAACATCCCCATTTCCGTGAACTGAGAAGTTGGGCGGGCGGGGGTTCAACTCCCCCGTCCGCCACTCTGGCCCACTCTGGGTCAAGGCCAGCCTGAGCCTGTCAGGCACAAGGAGACGAGTTATGGGATTGCGATGTGGAGTCTACTGGAACAGCCATAGGCGGCTGTTCTCGATCCGCAACGAAGACACTTCAACAAAGGGACTCCCCGACTACCACTACGGTAGGGTGATTGCCCACGCCCAGCATGTCTGGATGGGTCAATCTTCATTCCAAGTCAGTGAGGCTGGCAGAGAGAGGGCACAGGACGAGGGACGCAAGAACGTCCACGCCCGTGTGCTTGGAGATGTGATCGCGGTCGGTGGGAACTGGCACTTCCCGCTCTCGGGCCAGACGGCTCAAGAGCAACAAGTTGCCGACATGTCCACCTACTGCAAGATCGACATCTTCAGGCCAATGGACCTCATGTCTGCTCGTGCGAAGGTGGATGATCATCCATCTCTCGGAGCCTCAGGGATCTGGAGACAAACCGGAGCGATGGGTCTCTCAGACTCGGAGCCGGGGACGTACTCGGTCCATTACAGCCCTTGGGCTGGACCGGCCCACTTCACAACCTTCACAAACAAGGGTGTGTGGTCGGTTGAATCCTCGGAGTCGGTGGAGCTTTCCTGCATGATCACAAACACTGATGACAGAGGGACGCTGCGGCGTCCCTGCATCACCGTGCCTGTGGTCGGAAGTGTCGTTTTGGAGATCGAAGAGTTCACAGGAGTACCAGAAACCGTTTGAACCTTGGGGCCGGTGTTGGGGACACCCGCACCGGCCCACTCTGTCACTACCTCAACGAAAGGAGAGAACTATGGATCTGTTGTCTAAAGGCAACACGAAGGTCTTGAAGACGAACGACTGGGGGATGGCCGAGTACAGCATGAAGGTCATGCACCTCTCGCCAAGCGACTCCTCAGGCATTGGCAACACCTGTGGCAAGGAGACAACTGGGTGCAAAGATTCCTGTTTCAGGAACAACGGGCACTTCCTTCACAAGCAAGTACGATCAGCACACGACAAGAAGACGGAGTGGTACTTCAATGAACCACAGACCTTCAAGCTCGCGTTGCTGGGAGAGTGCGTAAGGCACGAGTACGAGGCTAAGAAGGCAAGACTCAAGCCCGTTGTTCGACTGAACGGGACATCTGACATTGCTTGGGAAGAATGGGATTCCATATTCCAGCAGTGTCCTGATACCCAGTTCCTTGACTACACCAAGCACGTGGACAGGATGGAGTGCTTTCTCGGTAAGAACAGCACGGTGTTCCCGTCCAACTACCACCTGACCTTCTCGCGTAGCGAGAACAACTGGTTAGATTGTGTGGACGTGATGCACCTCGGCGGTAACATCGCCGTGGTGTTTGAGGAGTTGCCAGAGCAGTACGCTGGTCTCCCCGTCATCGACGGGGACGAACACGACCTTCGTTTCTTAGACCCGAGTCCGTGTATTGTCGGCCTCTCTGCCAAGGGCAGGGCAAGGACTGACATGACTGGGTTCCGTGTCAGGAAGGAAATGTTGCCGGAAGGCTACACCCCCCTTCTGATCACGGCGTGACACACAGAGGCCCCAGCGAGGTAATTCCTCGTTGGGGCCTTTTTTTGTGCGCTACCATCACGAACGGCCTCCGTATTTGCCCTGTACGGGCCTCGGATGACCTTCCTTGAGGTATGGGTCGGGCCTAATCGAGGTCTGTGGTGTCCTTCACCACTGTTCTCGGGACCTCCCAGTCGTCGATCCCGAGGGCCGCTCTGGGGTCCCCGTTGGCCACCCACTCGCCCTGTATCTTCCTTCGCATGTTGTCGATGGTCTCAGGCCGAGGCTTGTACTGGGGCTTCTGGTTCTTCCCAGAGGGCTTGGGCCGAGGTGCCTCAACGTCGTCCACCTCACCCTCGAGAAGCCACTCGGTGAACTCACACTCAGGGCACACCTTGAAGAACTTCGCGTACACGGTTGCGCACCGCACACACTGCTTGTTCCACACAGGCACGACGCTCTTGATGAACTCCCTAAGCTCATCCGTCGACCTATTTTTCCGTCGATACACCATGCCCGCTCTCGATTATCTTACTGTTCCAAGATTGCTCGTCTTCACAGTCCGCATACCTACTATACACCTCTGCTAGGTAGCGACCATACTTTCCTTTTTTGTACTTGGTTGTTTTCACTGAGACCCTACTCAGGGTTTGTATCCTCAGTCTCGCGACGAACTCTCTCGCAGCCCTGCCCGCCACCTTTTCCTTGCCGCGAATCTCTGGGCAGTCGATACCCAGCAGCCTCACCCTGATCTTCTTGAACGTGCCAAAGCCGAGGTCAACCATGAGGTCCAGAGTGTCGCCGTCAACGACCCTGTCAACTACGGCGTCCCTGATGTACTCGTCTCTAATCATCGGACTCCCACCTCCTCATAGTCGAGCCACCGCCCAGACCTGAGCCACTCTGGGTCGGTTCAGTGTTCCAGCTTTCCCATCCGGTGAAGGCAGGGGAGTTCTATGATGTCGCCGGGGGATGCTGCGGCGGGGCTGAGGTTGGCGGCGAAGCCGTCCCCCAGATAGCCAGACATCCTCAGGCAGGTAAGGACAAACTCGGAGCAGAAGAAGCGATCAGGATCCACGTCCAGCGGGACCCCCTTCTTGTCCAAGTATCGCCTAGTCCACCTTCCCCACGTCCGGACGAACTGCCACCAAGGGGCGTACTGCTTGCCCCAGTGAGACAACGCAGTGGCCACGAGCGTGTCCCTGTCAATCTTGTTGTCCTCAGGCTTGTGGAGTTCGTACCAGTCGATCCACTCCCCATCCTCCAGACACTTCGACACAGGAAAGATTCGGATCCCCCTGCCCTCGAGGGCTTCCATCACGCAAAGCCTGTCGTGGATCCAGATGGCGAACCCGACGTGCGAGATCCTAGACTGGGTGAAGAAGCGGATCAGCCATGACCACCACCTCGTACCCCTGAACGCAAGAACGTCACCGTCCCGAATCTTCTCTCTTACCTTCTGGTATCTCATTCTTCGTCTCCGGCTCATCAGGTGCCCCAAGTCCGAGTATGTACTTCGTGTCCAAATCGGGACCTTCCACTGGCCCGCCCGACAATGACCCAACAAGGGACGGCCCGAAGAACCCCAACGCCCCGCCGCCAGTAAGTGCCCCAAGGACCAGCGTGGTCAAGAGTCCTTTACCAGTCCCTCGGCTCGGTAAAGAACTCTTTCCTTCGTTTGTCACGATGTCTCCTATGTGGATTCCGCCCATCTCCCCATTCTCGTAGTTATCAAGGAGGGTCTTGTTGTGCGCCTTCACCGCGTCCTTGTTGATCTGCATCAGGTCTGCCAGATCCCCCACCTTCAACGCCTCTTCCGCCAGACGCACCCCGAACCACTTCTCTATGAACCTTTCCCTGATCCCCTTCGACACCATTTCTCGCCTCCTCAGCCAATTCCCTGACAAGAGAAGGGAGGCCCCCCCGAAGGGAGGCCCCCCTAATGCGTCCGAGGCGCACCGCCAGATCGGCGGCGATGTGGCCCGCCTCGTCGCGGGGGGACACGGTTACGTTCCGGAGGAGGCGGTGTTGCGAGACTTACCCGCCCCACTCTCCTCGACGATACGATGCCCGAGGGCCTCGGCCTGAGAGACCATGTTCTTGGCCTCCTGATGCTCGTAACGGATCACTTCCAACAGTGCCGTGATCCCGTTGGCTGCATGCTGCGCACCATTCATGGCGTGCATCTTCAGCATGGCGTAATCGTTCGCGGCCAGTTCAACGCTTTCCTGTGGCATCTCGATCTCTCCTGCGGTGTTTGTTTCACCTTCTCTCTGGAAGGACAAGCTTGATGGGTGTCCCGAATGGGTACGACTCCTCGGCCAGCACCTTACCAGAAACAGGGTCCAATACCTGAACCCGAATTGGCGTGTTCGCAATTTTGCGAACCTTTTCAGCCAGTAACTTGTTTTCCGCCTGAAGCTTCATCATGGCCTTGATGACCTCAGACAGGGCAACTTCCCTGTCGTCATCAGACCCCAGAGGGGGCATCTTCCCCGCCTCCCACTTTACCAGTTTACTCTTCAGCTTGCCGTCCACCCTCTTCAGAAACTCGTTCAACTGCTCCTTGGTACAGGCGAAGAGGTGCTTGTGGTTCTTGGATCCGTGCGACGTGATCCCGAACAGCTTGCCATTGTTGAACACCCCTCCCCCCGAGTCCCCATTGTTGAACACCCCATCCTTGACCTCGAACTGATTTCTCGGGGACTCCAGCCCAGTAATGTTGAACTTTCCGTCGAACTTCAAACGCTTCCAGTGGGGACCCTTCCCCTGTGGGTATCCCCACCCGCTGAACTCCTTGGATGGCCTGTCCCCGTTCGCCTGAACAGACACTGACACACGCTTCGTGTCACGGGTCCACACCCTGAACAGCGACAAGTCGGTCCTGACATCCTCCGCGACCCATCTGGCGTAGCCACCACTACCATCAGGATTTCTGAACCTCACCACCTCGCCCACCTTGCCGGTGCAATGTTGGGCAGACACGCCAACAGACACCTCTGGGCCAGTCCGCACGATCACCCCGCTACAACCGTCTATCCGCACAACGGCATTGTAGTACTCAGGCTTCTGCTCAGGCTCATCCGAGAACGAGATGCTGCACAGCACGAGGAGTGCTGCGGCAATCAGGCTTTTCCTAACCATGAATCAATGGCCTTGAAGATTATTGGGATGAGTATGCTGACACACACGGCAATCGTGCGAAGCTCTGTTCTCAATTTGAGAATCTGTGCGGTGATGCTGTCCCCGTCCTTCCACAGCATGTCTTCCAGACGGCCTATTCTCTCTGTATGGCTGTTCGCAACACGCCAGACCTGACCGTCGTACCCGTCGTCCCCGACCTCTGACCTCACCTTTTCTTCAAGCTGGATCACTCGACGCTCCAAGTCTTCCATGTTCCACGCTGTCCAAGTATGTGATCCCAACGGCTATGGCAGACCAGATGTCCTTCTTTGCACCGTAGAGAGGGCCGGGGCTATGCTTGTTTCCCACCCCCGCCTCCTTGCCGCCGAATCTGTCAATCAAGGCTTGGCGGATGTTTGAGTCCTTGGCCCTCATGCTGTGGCACAGGTTCATCTTTACGTCTTTTCTGAAGACGTATTGTACACCCGACAGGGGGTGCGTGGTTTCCCACCGTTCCGCGAACCTCCCTATCCACACGCACGTCTCGAACACCTCGGCCCCAACCGGCATACCGTAACAAGCGATCATCTCTATTACTAGCTCCACGTCAGGCCATAGCAGCTTCGCGTAGAGCAGGTAGTCGGCGACATTCTTGTTTTCATTTATCCCGATGTCCACCGGCTCGCCGTCAACCAACACCGCGAACGCAGACAGCTTGTTGCCGGGGTCTATGGCTATTACGCTAGCCATCCCTCATTCTCTCCATGGGCATCAGGCGTGGTATCGGCACCATGATACACGGTTCCATGTCTGACTCGTCACCCCTGTCCAGTCGCCCCATGTAGCTGATTGGGAACACCTCATCCGTTACAGGGAGGCACAGGTCCAGATCGAGGTATCGAATCGCCAAGAACACAGGGAGGCCCCCATACCTTCGTATGAGGTTCATGTTGATCCACTTCTTCAGTGACAGCATGTAGGTGTCGTACTTGTTGTGGTCAATCTTCCTGTGCTTCACCTCCACGAAAAACTTCAGCTTCGCCCCGCTCCGGATCTTCTCCAGACCCATGAAGTCCACGTGGTAGAACGGTGGGGTCTTCTTCAGGAAAGAACCAGTCACCTTCTCGATCTTCTGGGCGAACGACCGTTCTTTTTTCCTGTCGCTTGCGCTCTCGTACACAGGCCGCTTCACGTCGTCCCTCCGGTGCAAGGGGGAAAGTTGAGGCAACCCTTAGAGACTCAATGGACTCTGGCGTCCCCGGCACGGACGCGAAGTAGGTTTCCCACGCCGCCGTCATTGCCTTCTCGTGTTCTCTCAGTGTTTTGATTCCCAGAGCCATTGGCAGACCTCTCGTACACAACTCGGAAGTTATACCTCAGCTTATCGCTGTTGAACTCCGTCATGTCGCAAAGGTTTCTCCACCCAACCTCTTCCGCTGCGTCGACGACATCGGCGGGCATGGCCCTTCTTGCCTCCGGCATGCCCATGACCCCGTGCCTCCTCACGGCGTCACGTACCATCATCCACGCTTCCTCGGTCGGGACATCTGGGCTTGTGGGTGCCCATTCTTCCCTGTCGTCAGCCCATCTCTCCTGATTGAACCACGTGGCTGGGTAAGGGGTGAACTGCTTGTCTTGCCCCTCCCTAGCCCTTGAATAGTCCAGCACTGCCTCCATTAGGGACTCAAAGCCCTCTTTACGCAATGCCTTCTTTATGGCCTTTATGGCTGCTGCACGTGCAACCTTGCGTGGATACGCCATATAAAGTGCCATTGCCCTCTCGTCGTCCGTCATTTCTTTCTCCCCTTATGTGACATAGCCCTCACCCTCGTTCTCTTCTTGCCAGCCTTCTTGGTCCTAGCGAACGACCGGTTCTTTGAGGGCGACTTGGTGGTCAGGTTTGACTTCTTGTTGTTGTTGGCGTTCCCGTCCTTGTGGTGGACATCCTTACCCGCAACCTTCACGCCAGCCTTCTTCAGCTTCCTCCGAGCCTTATTCCTGTTAGACCTCTTCTTGATCTCGCTCGGCTTGGAGTCGAAGTTGTCGTACTCCTTGCGGTAGTTCCGTTTAGTTGCCTTCTTTTTTGCCACGTCTTCTCCTTATTGGCTTCATGAAATAGTGCCCAGCGAACCCCCCTATCCTCTTCATACCCAGCTTTCTCCTCAGGTGGTTCTCCGCAGCAGTGAGGGGGCAGTCGATCACCTTGGAGAAGGTGAGTACAAGGACAAGAGACATTATCGGCACGGAAACGTAAAAGGGTTCCATGAACGGGACAATGAAGAAGGCTAGGATGTTGCTCCCCAAGATGAACCCGTGAAACACCACGAGGCACATCAGCGTGTACATCAAGGCAACCTTCCTCATCTGTCTCTCCCAAGCTCGTTAAGGAACCCCACCAGAACAGCCACCCCTCCCACAAAGAACACAAAGCCAAGAGATGCGTAGCTCATTACGTGGTCCTTCTCTAGCACCCACAGACAAAGAAGTTTGACGGCTCCTTGCCCTCTGGAACGTGAATCACGTTGCTCAAGTGTGCCCACACCAACTCAGTGTCGTGAGGAGAAGTAATCGTTTTCCCCAAGGGGCTTGGCTCACTCATCGCTCGGCCCCTCCGGTAGTGGTCGCCAGTGGGTGAAGTGGTCTCTATGGGCCGGTCCCTGCTCAAAGAACCACTCCCCGGCGAAATCGTCGTTGTAAGAGGACGCCAGCACTCGGCCATATTGGTCGGCCACGAGAACCAAGGCTCCGTCATTCGGCGTGCGGTCCTCCACGCTCACCCACTCGCCGGGGCGGTCATTCCTCAGCCGCTTGATCTCTTCGCGGAGCAGCGGAACACACGTGCAATGCACCGCACCCAGCGAGTCACACGTCTCGTATGCCATAACGACATCACGGAGCCGTTGGCAGGTCTTCAGTCGGCTATCCATCACTCGGTCCCTCCGTTTTTCTCCCAATCCTCACACATCCGATTCCACAGGTCTATCCCGCTCTGAGTGGTGAAGTGGAATGCCACGAGGTCACACTGCTCGCACATGACCCCGCTGACCAGATGCCCCCCAGCAGCCATGTAGTTTTCCTTGATGTCCGGATGCTTTCCACAGTCAGGGCACTTCCTGATAGTCATTGCACAACGCGGCCTATCGGGGACACTTACCTATCCCCCATATCGTAACAGCGTCTGTCTGCTGGCTACGTGCAGGTAGCTTGTGTCCCCCGAGGATGTCGGCCAGACATTGCCTCGATTTGCACGGCCCCAGCATCCTGTTTGCGAGACAGGTCGGGTAACAGACCCACACAGGCACAAAGGCGGTGAAGCTGAAACGCCCTCATAGTTTTACAGCCTCGAGTTTCCTGCATGGTTGCCACAATGTTGTACACCACGGGGCCTCCATGCCCCATTACGCCATCCTTGGCTAAAGTCGCTACGCCCGACTTGAACGGGCTGGTGACCGTGGACACGGTAACGACTGGGGGTCACTACTCCCCCATCCCACGAAAGGAGGGACGTTTAGAACGGAACCTCTTCGTCAACGGTTTCCGCCTTGGCCTTTTTCGCGTTCGGCTTGTACATCCTGTCAAGCTTCGCCGCGATACTGTTGTCATTGGAGATGGTCGTCTCGACCGGCCCGTCATAGGGGAAGTCGAAATCGTCCCACATCTTGCCGTCAGGACTCTCCCTGTGGCTGTTCTCCAGTGTGACCGTCAGTCCGGTCAGGTCGCAGGACCCCCCCGGCTCTAGGTCCTTGAACTTGCCGTCCCACCCCAAGGTCTTCAGCCTTGCAGCGGATCGTTCGACGTTCCCCTCGCTGTTCATCCACAGCTTCACAGTTCGGGTGAACTTCGCATCAACGACAAACTCCTCCCCACTGGACATGTACCTCTTGTGGGGAAGCACCTCGATACCGAAGTACTGGGTTTGGTTTTTACCGGCAACGCCGAAACCCTGACCCATCACGGTGCAGTCATATCTTCCTTCGTCGTATCCAGCCATTAGCTCCTTGCCTCCACAATAGCATCCTTGAGATTCTGCCAAGCCTCTGCACCACTGTCCCCACCCTCAATCTCCGCTTCCAAACCAAAGCGGTTCTTCGCGTCGAATGCAGCCGAGTGCTGGGTGTGGATGACACGCGAGTGGCCACCCTTCCCCTTGGCCCTGAGGCCGCTCTCGTCCACTTCGATCCAGTAGTTGAAGAAAAGGACCGCGTCGCACCAGCGGTGCGTCAGAGACCACGTCTTGTGGTGCAGGTCGACCGTGAACCGATCATAGTCTGCACCAACAGGGTTGCGGTATTGAGTGATCTTGGTGTGACCAAGAAGCACTACCATCATCCCTTTTTCGTCCCTGAGTCTGTCCACGGCGTTTATGTACTCACGCCAGTCAGACAAGGACACCTCGTAGCCACGGTTGAAGCCCAAGAACCCTCTCTCGGACCAGTCACCGCTGAACTCCCTGTTGCACACATGCTCATGGCAGAGTCTCTCCGCACATGAGATAGTGTCGATCACGAGTGCCTTGTACTCATGATCCTCTGTGGTCAACTCCTCGATCATCCCCATCATGTCGCTGAAGGTTCTGGCCGGAGGGAGTACTGGCAGGTCTTCCGGAACAGCACCGCTGCCCTTGAGAAGACCCCAAGTATCCTCTTGCCCAAAGGGCATGACCACACTCTTTGGAATGTTGCCAGCCAGTGAGGACTTGCCCACACCAGCAGGACCAACAATCACCATCGAGGGTGGCCTCCTCTCCACATCCTTTCGGATGCTTTTCAGCCAGTTTGTCTTGACCTTGGTATCCACAACCTTGGCCCCCTTCGCTTTAGTTTCCACTGTCATTGTCTCCCCTTTCGTATCCAGAGACTGCCGCCCACCACGCATCCATTGCAGCGTGCCAGACGTTTCCAAAGAAAAGTGCGGGCTTGATTTCTTCGCGTACACGCTCCAAGCCCAGCACGTACCGGTAGTGATGCTTCGTTGGGCAAAGCTGAAAACACTTCGCCCTGCTGTTTGTCAGTAACTCCCTGTCGCCGTATGGGGACGCCTCACCCTCAAGCTCTGGGTGGACATCCAGTGCGTGCTGCCAGTTCGCACTCCCCGTCTCGTCATGATGTGAGCAGATGCCCAAGTACTGACAGGGGGTGTTGTACATCATGCAGCCCGAGGGGTTGTACGGAGTGATCCCCGTCTTCTCCGACCTCTTCATTGTGGAGGTCATATCCTCGGACACTTGCCACAACGAGTTGTTGTACTGCTCAAGCTCGTCAGTCGTCAGGGCAATGCTCTTCCGCTTGAAGTACTTGTCTCTGCCCTCGAGGATCCCCTTCAGGAGACGTATCTGATACATCTCCATGTTTTCCCTCTCGATGTCCAGCAGGTCTTCCACGGTCTCATCCGATACCGGCTCACCCAAGTAGTGTCCAGTCGTCCTCGTGTTGGACCGTACAGCGTTGCTGATCTTGATGGGCTTCGTTGTGGGCTTCTTCACCACGTCCCAAATGATTCCCCTGAGGGGTACTCCGTTGGAGTACATCAGGATCTCGTAGTGGCGGGGCTGGCTGTCGATCCTGAGGCTCTTCCAGTAATTGCTGTCAGGGTCCTCTATCGACAGGGATGTGGTCTTGTGGTCAACAAGGAAGTGCTGGCCGTCCACCTTGACCAGCTTGTCGATCTTCCCAGCAAGGGTCCACTTCCTGCTGATTCGCCCATTTGGCTTGAGGTTTCTCAGAGGGGCAGTGTACACCTTCTCAATCTCAACGACCTCGAATGTTGAGTTGGCACTGGTGTACTCTGCTGCGTATCCGGTTATCAGGGCACGGCACTGGGTTGCCACCAGTTCGTCGCTCGCGGCCATCTCGTCGATGACGGCGTAGGCATCCCGCAGATAAGCGTACATCCGACTCCCCCTTTTAGTGACGTGCTATCATGGGCATCAGCTGGCGTTGCCGTCAATGGGAAAACAGGCGTCATTATGAAAAGGACGCTTTTCGAGGTTGAGTGCCACACAAAGGGGCACACCTACATCATCAGGGTTTGGGACTCTCATGGCCCACTGGACCTCAATGACAGCAGACTCGTGGACATCCTGTACGAATGGTCAACAGATGACGGGCCGCTGGAATTGGAGGACGTGTGCGACATACTCGACTCGTTCTGCGGAGTCAGGGACGAGTATGAGCTTTACCGGACACTCAATGGGCCTAGGTTTTCTTCTGGGCAGCTAGGCCTTTAGCTGGTGATTCCATGCTGCTCCCTGTACAAACACAGGGCAATTAGCGAGTACACAGCCAAGTCCCTGAAGCTGTCCTCCACACTCTCGTGCTTGAGAGAGTTGCCCTTGGCGTGGGTTTGGATGCGACGCATCTTGTCGTTTGCACGAATCATGCAACCGATCCATGGGTCTATCCCAAACTCCTCCGATGCCCTCACGTTTGCAAACGGGTCGTTCGGCCTCCCGTAATCAGCCTGCTTCGAATCATGAAGCTTTCCTAGTCCCTCTAACTCTTGGTGGAACATCTCGCTTCCGTTCACCGGTAACACCCCCAGAAAAGTTCTTGAATGACCTGATGGCCCTGTGCCACGACACGGTACTCTTCCGCCTAGTCAGCTTTGGGAAGTTCTTGTCTGTGTAGCCCTGACGCACGAGAAACTCAGCAGCCTCCTGCTTGGTCTCAATCAACTCCTTCATCTCGGCATCAAGTGCCTCTTTCCTCTTCCCCATGGTGTAACCCTTCACATCACTGTCTTGGTTCCTAAGTGAGGGGTTGGGTCTGGCTAGGATTGTTATCCTCTTGTTTATGTTGTTCTCGTATATCTTCTGAGAGATCGCCTTGGCGTCGTCCTTGTAGGGCAGTCCGGACCATTTCTTCTTCAGGATCTTCTCCGACGCCGCCTTGGATGCGTTCCAGTTGTTCTCCCAAAGGGATTCAATGTCCCCCGCTTTGGGGTTTTCAATATCCACGGCCTCTGAATCTGCCAGCCCCTTGAATATCTTCCCCGTGAGTTCCGTGTACTCAGAGTATTCCTCCTTCGTCAGGTAGACATCCTCGCCCTTCTCCCTGAACCATGGGTCTGGCTCCCTGATCCCCTTTCGATCCTCGGGGTTCTGCTCGTTCCATCTCCGGAGCACCTTGTCCGCAACACCCTCGTGGACGTGCTTTCCCTTGGCCGGAACAAGGAGCTTATACCAGAAGCTGGCCTTTGTGCCAGAGGTGGGGTTGTAGTTTTCGGGGATTTTTTCGCCGTACTGGTCGAACTTGTCGTAATCCTCGAAGATGGGTATCTCGGCTTTCCGGAGAAGGTTCTTGCCCCACATCACGAACCGGTCTTCGTCACCCCAAGTCCTTCTCTCTTTCGCGTGGTCCCTGCTGGCACGCACTATCTGCTTGTAGAGGTTGGGGGACGCCGATGTGATGAACCCCCCAGCTATCCTCGCTGATGCTTTGCCGGGACTCCGGATCAGGTAGCCCACATCCGACACCACTCGCATCATCGGCTTATCTTTCATCATCTCGATAACCGACTCGCCCAGCTTCTCTCTGGCAAAGTCAAAGTCGCCCTTCTTGATGGCAACCGTGACATCCTTCGTCAGGGCGATCCACGTAGAAAACGGCTCGAACCTAGCGTACGAGATGTAACCATCCCCCACCTTGATGGACAGGGGTGGGATAGTCCTCGAACGCTTCTCAGCCGACCACTCCTTGGGCTGGTCGGGTGTCGTGCCCGTTATGAATGGATCATCCTCGTCGTCACCCATCAGTGCGGCAACAAAGGCGTACGCGAACAGTTGCTGGACAGTCCTCTCGCCAACCCCAGACCAGTCGCCAGACTTGAAGCCGTTGTACACACCCTTGCCCAACGGGATAGTCCCAAACGGGGAATACGCCACACCCTTTCTTAGAAGGTTGTCTGGAGTGAGGATGAACGGCAGAAACCACTTGGCCCCCGGCACTGTCCTTCGTATGTGCAAGGCTCCCTTGGCAAGAGGAGAAGGCTCTCCTTGGAAGACCCTGTCCCTAGCGATGGTCAGTGCCTCGCCCCACAGCCTGTGAGTCTTGTCCAGCATTACCTCGTCAAGAAACTTGCCGACCTGATCGTCCACAAGCCCGTTGTGCTTGGCGTCCCTGTATGCGAGTGCCGCCACCTCGCCGTACGCATTGACACTCTTGGCCCACGAGTCCATCGCCGTCAGGAATGTTGTGCCAACACCCCTGATGATCCTCCCTGCGGGTCCCTTGATGTGGCGGCGGTGGGTCTCAAACTTCGTCCTGCCACGCTCCAGACCCAGCATCCTCTCAAAGGACTCCTCCTCCGTGACGTAGGATCTCCAGAAGTGCTTGGCACCCTCATAGAAACCTATTGCCATATGCTTGTACAGGTGGGGTAGCTCCCCGATTCTGGGGGCCATCTTGTCCCCAAGCCCCACCGCCAGAGAAAGCTCGTTCATAACGGAGTGGACAATCCTCTTGGGGATCATCTCGTAAGTAATGAACGCGGTGTTGCTGACCACGTTGGCCATGTGGGTCAGCGGGCCAGACAGGATGAAGTTGATGAACATCTCATAGGCAATGTGCGAGGCGGTCCCTACAGCCCCCTTGTCCTTCAGCACCTCGTAGACAAACGCTTCGACAGCCTCCCTGCTGCCCATGTACTTGTCCAACTGGTCGAGGTCCCACCCCTTGGCCCTGAGCCGGTCCATGGTGGCCTTCGACTCCTCCATCCACTCCTGACGAACCTCTGCCACTCGCTTCTTCGCATCAGGGTGTAGACCGCCCATCAGTTTGCTCTGCCAGTAGGCCAGCTTGCGACGGATGTTTTCTGACTTGGAAAAGATAGCCTTGTCAATTGCTCGTCGGCTTCTCTCCCTGACAGTCTCCACCCTGTCCCGCATCATCGACCCAGCACGGCCCCACTCAGACCCCGCCTCGTCAGAGTACTGTGCGAGCCAGATCATCTTTTGTGTCAGGTCGTCGTACTCCGCAGCCGTAAGCCCACCGGCATCCATCTTCTTGAGGATGAAGGCGTGTCCCTCGGATGCCATAACCCAGTCTCGAGAGGTGAATATCTCTCCACTGAACCCCTTCTCGATCAGGTACTTGATCGCGGCCAGTGGGTCTCTGTTGAACTGAGCCTGACCATGAGCCTCGTCTTGGATGTGGGTCCGGATCTCCGCTGGCGTCTTGATGTGGGCATAGGCCCGCACCTTGTCCACCGCCGCCCGTGTTCTCTCGTCAACGTGATGCTTTGATGTCTCGTCGTAGTATTCGTCAGGAAGGTCCAAGTCGTGAACCTTGATTGACATTCTCTCGGAGCTATCCCCCAGTTGGCGGTACTCGTTCGGGTGAGGCACTACAGCCTTGGCCCGCCTCAGCAGGTTCATTTCGGCCCTGTCTGTGGATACGTGACGGCCTGTTATCATCCTCTTCCTGACAAGGGGCACAAAGCGGGACAGGTTCCCTCCGTACGACTTGAGCATGCCCTCGTGGTGTTCGTTCCAAACCGTCTCCACCACGTTCTTGAGTGCGTCAGGCTTGTTCTTCCTGAGCCACCCTGTGATCTCGCCCTCGATGTCCCCTTCCCACACCTCGTCAATCAGATCGAAAGCCCTGCCGGTGTACGGGGAGGCGGTAAGTGCGATGTCTGCCGTAAGGATCGCCAACTCCATGAGGTCGGTGTCTTTGTCGTCTAGGCCCTCTATTGCCAGAGAAAAGCGATCATCCTCAGAAAGCCCATGATCAATAAGCCATTGGTCCAGTTCGTCTGGCTCGTTCTCACTAATCCTGCCAACCTCGTCGGGTCCCTCCCAAGCCATGACCCGCATACCAAGACTCGTCAAGCGGAACCGGCCATCCTCATCCACGTAAACAAGACCCCGCTCCCTCAGAGAGGTGGTGTCTATGTCCGATACGTCGGCCTCGCCCAAGTACTCCCCGTTCTCATCCCTGCTGCCCACAGACTCCAGCAGACCATAGAACGCATCAATGTCTGTTGATTCGATCTCCACGTCCTCATCCGACAGACCTTCCCGAAGTCCCGAGTACTGTTTTCCGATGTCTTCGTTGAGTTGATCGGTTGGGGTGGTGGGCCTCTCTGGGGCGGGTTCCGGATCCTCGCTGTACGACTCGATGGTCATCGCGTCATCGACAGCGTCATCCATCTTGGCGTTGTAGTTCTCGCTGGTGGCCTTCTGTACGTTCTTCATCCCGTTGCGACGAATGGTCACGATCTGGGTGTTGCCAGCCTTGGTCCTGACCGTCACCACGACCACAGAAGGGGATGCGTAGTTCTTCTGGGTAACCTTGCTTCCACGCTTCTCAAGGTCAGCCACAGGACCCTCAGCCCACTCAGGAAGGCCCTTGCTAAGTGAGTGCTTCCTGCTCCTCTTGGTCGGCTTCTTGGCCTTCTTCTTTTTCGGCTTGTCGGGCACAGACTCGGTGATCGGCCTGACGGCAATGGGCTGGATTCCCATGTCGCCCGACACCTCGTTGAACACCCCCACCATTCCCTTGTACAGCTTGTCTCCGAACAGGGAGTTGCGGATACGCCTGAGCCAGTCACGAAGCATCTCGAATGCGTTGCTGTCAGTCTTGGCGATCTTTGAAACAAGGCCAGTCGTGATGAAGGAACTGTCCATCAGGTACGCGAGGGACTCCTCTTTCGCCAGTTCCTCCAGTGCCGTTTCGCCACCCTCTGCTCGGTAGTTGGAGTACGGGTCTACGTCCAGCCCAGCAGACTTCTCGAACTGGGTCAGGAAGTTGTCCCTGCCCTTTTTGAGAAGCTTCGCGTACTTGCTGACCTTGGAAAGTGCGTCGTACAGGCGGTCCCAAGCCTCCGGTGCCTTGGACTTCAAGTCATGGGTGTACTCGTGGGCAAAGGTGCCCGTCAAAGCCTTCCGGAGTCCCTCCCCGTCCAAGACTCCGTCCTTCATGTACTTCTGGACCTTGGGGATCGTCACGAAGATCCCATCGCCAGAGTAGACACCCTTCACGTTTGGGTCCGATGTCTGCACGAACCTGACATCTCGACCGCCTCGAGTCTCCCTGCCAAGCTCCCTGACAACGGAGAGCATCCTGACTAACGTGTCGTCAGAATCGTCTTTTGGCGACATGTCCAACGGGTCGACTATCTGTGCGTTGGGGTCCTGCTGGAGTATGGCCTGAGGAACTTCGACCTTCCGCTCCTGCGCAGCCTCTGGGGCTGGGATCACAGGGGCGTCCGAGGTGCTGGTGGACTCATCCCTCTTGGACATCCTCTCCGAGATGATCTCGAGCAACTCCTTGCCAACCCCCGTGGCGTTGAAGTCGCCGCCCTCCAACCTGCTGGCAACACCAGAGGCCGCAGTCCTCGCGTTCTCGGTCCTGCCCTCGTCTTCAGCAACAGAACGCCAGTAATCAACCTCAGCCTCCGTCTCCTTCTTGCTGTCCAGCACCCCGACATATTGCCCCAAAAGGTCGTCGGACGCAGCCTGCCGGTTATCCCTGTCCTTGAAGGACCCGTGCTTTTCTTCAAGAGGACCACGTACAGCGTCAGGCATCACCAGTATGGAGTTCCGGCTGGGGTCGATCAGGAACGACCACGCCTTTCCCGAAGCACGTGCCGCACCCCCTGCCGCTCTGGGACCACCCATCATGAACAGGGTCTGGGACGCGGTGTCCAACAGGGCCGTCTTCATGGGGGAACTCTCGAAGGTACCATCATCACCTATCCAAGCGTTGCGGTACTTCCCCTCAGGCATTGCGGCAACACGAGACATCTCTTGCATTACCGTCGTGATTTCCTCTTCCGTGAGTTCTGCAAGAAAATCCTTACCGAATTCCTTACTCAAGGATTTCCAGATGCTCCCTCCAACCAACGCCTTTTCAAAACCCCCCAAGCCAACCATGTGGAACACGGTCATCACCCCAGCCTCAAACGCCCCCTGCTTCCACGCATAGTTGAAGGCCTTCTTTGGAGGGAGTCCGTAGTCGATTGCCTCGACGTAGGAGTCGTTGGCGGATGTGGCACCAAACGTCCCAGCCATGATCGCCAACGAAGAACCGCCGGTCACCTTGGCCAGCCCCGCCGCTATCGCAGCCTGTGTCAGTGAGCGTGAGGCCCCGTACAGGTTCGTGTTGAACCACTTCCTCACAGAGGATAATTCCTCCTTGCTCATCCCTATCTCGTGACCCATGCCCCTAGCCTGAGTGGCCCTGACCATCCAGTCGGATGTCTCTGGGTCTATCAGTCTCATCACCGCAGCACCCATCGACTCCACCCCTGCGGCGGGACCACTGGTCAGAGACTGAAACTCCCAAGGCACACTGCTCTCCACACTCTCCTGTGCAATGCGGTCCGCCTCTCGGCTCTTCCAATCCCTCGCGTACCTCAGGTCCTCCCTGCGGACCCTCTCCTCGTCCGCCACAGGGAACCCCTTCCACACGTCCTGAGATTGGTTCAGGACCTCAAACAGGCGGTTCGATCCGTACGAACGGCCAGCCGGAATCTCCGCACTGGCCTGTTCAACTAGGCCGCCAGCCTCAAGATCGAAGGTCTCGTAGTGCGGAAGGGATGCGTACCCACGCCCCTGCTCTGACGGGAACTCGTAATGAGCAAAGCCGACTCCGTCTGCCATCTCTGACCCCGTGTCTCTCTGTGAAGTTATCGCATCGACCACGTCGGGAAGTACTGTGGCAAGTACTGCGACGGGCTTCGGATCGTCGCTCCCCCCGCCTCTGGGGACCCGCTCTTGATGTACTCCTCAAGCATCTCAGGCATGGGCAACGCCTCTTCCCCATACAGGAGCTTGGGAGCCTTCCCGTCCTCGGCTGCATCAACCGACAGCTGGTACTGGGAGATGGAGTTCTTCAGCCACGTCAGTGCTGCCGCACGCATCATGTGCTTGTGGTTGCCCTGCGACCCTGTCTGGTGCAGTGCCAAGTTACTCGTCTCGATAGAATCAACCTCCTCGCGGTTGATTCTACGCACCATGGAAAGTGCCGACTTCAGGAGTCTCTCGTCGAACACCTCCCGCATCTTTCCGTCTCGGGTCTTGAACCTTGTTGCCGACATGGAGTTGATCATCGAGTCCCACTCGGGGTTTGCCATCTCCTTGGCGAGTGCCGGTATACCCCTCTTGGTCTCATTCGCCCCAGCCTCTAGCTGGGCCTGCCGCCCGCCCGCTGGACCCCAGCGACTGGTCATTTCATCAATGTACTGACCCCTGACCGCCTCGGGGGGGGCTTCAAGGGGAGGCTGGTCACTGGCCCCCGTATTGTATGGCGGGTTGCCATGCCCTAGGGAAGTGCCCAACTCCGGACGAGGTCCACCCGCAGCCTCTTCTGTGAGGTCTCTGCGCCCACCTCCCATGTTGTCGACATCATCAACCTTGACCCTTCCCTCACCGCTGATGAATTCTGGGAACAGCTTCTGCAAGTTGCCGAACGGGTTGTCTGGGAAGTTGCGGAGGTAGTCCTGAGCCGCCGCATCAACCCCGTCCTCAATCTTTTGGTCCCCCTCGTTGTAGAGAGCCTCGAGGTTCCTGCGAGCGGTCGATATCACGCTCTCGACACCCTTGGCCTTCACGCCGTCCAGAACCTGTTGGTACCGCATCGCGTATTCGATGAACTTGTTTCTCTGGGTATCCTTCCTCGAGGTGAGGGGTTCCATACGCCCCCCGTCTGGGGAGACCCAGTAACGGTTCCCTTCTTCGTCTGTATGCACGTTGTCGGTGAACTTCTCCGCTTGGGTTCTGGGGGAACCCATCGCAAGCGAACCAATCCTCTCCGACTTGGTCAGGAGGTTCCCGACAGCCGCCTTGAATTGCTGGGGGTTCAGCTTCCCCGACCCACCGCCATACTTCACGCTGCCCAGAGTCTGGTCCTCGAACGCACCGGCGTCCGAGGGGCCAATCGTCTTGAGGTAGTCAAGACCTTTGGTTATGGCGTTGTTCCACTGCCGAGTCCCCTCGACCAGTCGTGTAGCATCCCCCCGCATACCAGTGCTGATATATGCGTCGCTGTTCAGCCAATCGTACCTCTTCTTCTCCTCCTTGGCCTTCAGGCCCGCTGAGAATTGCTGGTCCTGCTGGCGGATGGCTTGCGAGACAAACGGCTGGGCTACTTTCAGGCCAGTGTTTATCAGGCCCATTACGTTTTGCAGTCTCTGCTGTCGGGCCTGAGACTCGATGTTCTGCTTGCGCAGGGCGTACTCGCCCTGACCGGCAGCGAGACCTACCGCACCAGACACGCCAGACATTGGCGGGCCGAACTGGAGATTGAGAGCCATGAGAAACCCTTTCTGCTACTAGAACAATCCGCCCACGTCAGGCGGCTCCTGTCCTGAACCTGACTCTCCGTACATGCGGGCCATGTCGAACGCAGACTCTGGGTTCAAGCCACCCCCGATGTTATTCCCAGTGAGAAGGGAGACCATCTGGTTTGCCTTATTCTGCTCGATTTGTGCCCTCTGTGCGGCAAACTGCCCAGCTATATCCGTGCTAGCCGCAGCCTCATCGGCAAGAGAAGACATCTCGTAGGCCTCGGTAAGAGAGGACCCCGCGAGGCCACGCCTAGCCATTCTCTGCATCCCTGAAGACCGGCCTCTGGAGAATCTCTGGGCAGACGCCCTCTGCGACACCCTCTCGGCCTCGTCGACCGACCCCATGGAAGAGCCGTATGCGCCCTCAACTTCTTTGAAGGAGTCCTCCAAGGCAAGGATCGACCCGTACCTGCCCATCATCTCACCAACCTGAGACCGGTTGAACATTTCCGTGGGCAGCGGATCGTCGAGGGAACCCGAGGTGCCGCCACCAAGAAAATAATCCCTGAGCCTTTCCTCGGTCATCGGGCCACCGCGATCAGCCTCAAGCTCCCTTGCGTCAAAGAACCCCCCGTACTCATACAGTGGGCCAATCCCCCTGTCGAACTCACTCCCAATGTTACCGCCGCCGGGGTACCACTCCGTGTCTCGTCCATATATCCCCAGATCCTTGGCCAGCCTCACCCGCTCGTCGTCCAAGAAATCCCTGAACGTGGGAATTGAGTGGTAGTTGTCAAAGTTTGCCGCTTGTGCGTCTCGGTACAAGGAGTCGCTGTCGGGGTCCACGACCCCAGCGTCTATGGCCCCGAGAATGACTTCACCCCTCTCGGGGGGGACCAAGTGCTGGTCAGTCCCGACAGGGACAAAGGTGTCCACTCTTGCGTCTGTCTCCCTCTGCATTTGCTCAACCGTCTTGAGCGGAATGGTGCCACGCCCTGTGTCTATAATGTTGTTCTGCCTGTTTTCGAGTCGCTGGCCCATTGTTGTCATGTTTGTCTCCTGACCATCTGCCTTGGGACGTGCGGGGAGTTGCCCCAGAACCCCAACATGTTCAAGTCGTCCTGAAAGTTGTTTCCGATCCCGCCCGTGGCGTCCTCGCCCATCAACTGCCGGTC